CAAACTCTGAGACCTGCGGGAACCATGCCCCCGCAAAATGGCATGAGATAAAGGGCTAACCATGCTTGACAATGAAGTGAGCGAAATCGACGAAGTGGAGCCGGACGCAGAAGCGACCGAGGCCGAGGGCGTCGAACAGCCAGAAGAGGATGCTTTCACGGTATCCTTGGGCGATGAAGACGAGGAAGAAGCCAGCGAGGATGGCGAGGCAGACGAAGGCAGTGACGAACTGCCCGAGGATGCGCCGCCGTTTATGAAGCGCCAGCGCCAAAAGCTGAAAGAGGCAAGCAAGGCACTCAAAGAGAACCGAGAACTCAAGGAACGTCTCGCGGCTCTGGAAAAAGCCAAGCAACCCGCCGAACCCGAACCTGCGCTAGGCCCAAAGCCCACGCTTGAATCCTGCGATTACGACGAAGACAAGTTTGAAGCCGCGCTGGTTGATTGGCGCGAGGTCAAAGCGAAGTCGGACGCAAAGGCAAAAGCGGCGGAAACCGAGGCCGAAGAGCAGCGCGTTCAATGGCAGGAAACCTTGGGCGGCTATGCAAAGTCGAAAACCGCACTATCGGCAAAGGTCAAAGACTACGACGAAGCCGAGGCAGCAGTGCGCGATACGTTCAGCGAAAGCAAGCAGGGTATTTTGCTGGAAGCTATGGGGGCAATCGGCGTTGACCCCGCTCTCATGGTCTACGCGCTATCGCAAAACCCTGACGCGATGGCAAAGCTGGCAAGCGAAAATAACCCCGTCAAATTCACGGCGAAACTCATCAACATGGCAAGCAAAATGGCAGTAAAAGGCCCACAATCCGACAAACCCAAGCCAGAGACACGACTGCGGGGCGCGGCTGCGTCTGCTGGCGTGGTCGGTGGCATCAACAAGCAACTCGAAAAGCTTCACGCCAAAGCGCGGGAATCCGGTGACTACACCGAATATCGAGCGGCGAAAAAGCGTATGGAAAAGTAAGGAAAGCCAATGGCTAACGACTCCCTAAAGACAATCGAAATCATGAACGAATCCTTCGCGGATGCGTTCGAGGCCAACTGCGTTCTGTCGAAGGCGGTGGACAAAGAAACCATTGATGGCACCGTGGCGCAACGCGCTGGCGATGTGATCTATGAACGCCAGAACTACCACGCCAGCACCGTTTCGGGCTTTGACATCTCTGGCTCGACCGCTATGGACGTGATTGACCGCGCTGTGCCGATGACCTTCCGCACCCCCGAGAACGTGCTTTTCAAGCTGAACGCTTACGAAATGCGCGATCCGGTCAAAATGCAGAAGACCGGCGAGGCCGCTGGTAAAGCGCTTGCTGGCCTGATCGACCAAACGCTTTACCAGCGCGCAGTTGATCGCGGCAACATCTACTTGGCGCAAACGGGCATTGCCTCGAACGCCGGGGCCGCAACGATGGAAGAATACTTCCTCAAGCGCGGCATCATGATGTCGGACGTGAAGGCATTCTACAACGCGACGGACTACCGCGCGATTTCGAATGAACTCGCCGTGCGGTCCTACATGGGCGACCGCACCAAGGCCGCTTATGAACGTTCGCAGGTTCCTGACATTGCGAATTTCCAGACGTTCCGCACCGACAACCTGATCAATATCGCGGCACGTGGCACTGTCACCGGCACCACGATCAACGGCGCACAGTCGCACACTGTTGTTTCCAAAGACGCAAACGGCATTCCGGTGGATAACCGCCAGATGTCCTTGACCGTTCAGGGCGCAAACATTGCGAACATCAAGGCGGGTGACACCTTCACCATCGCTGGCGTGAACGCTGTGCATATGATCACCAAGTCGGATACCAACGATCTGCAAACCTTCCGCGTTCTTGCGGTTGCAGGCGGCGGCACCACCTTGACGATCAGCCCCGCGATTGTGGCCACCGGCCCCTATCAGAACGTCACCGCCGTTGCCGCTAACTCGGCAGCGGTTAGCTTCATCAACGCCGTGACCAAGCCCGCAAACCTGTTCTTCTCGGGTGACGCGATCAAGCTGAAGTATGGCAAGCTGAACTGGCCGACCGATCAAGGCGTCAAGGTCATGACCACCACGACCGAGAACGGCGCGCCGCTGGTGATGTCCTACGACTTCAACCACCTGACCGGCATTACGACCGCCCGCTTCCATATCTACTTCGCGGCGGAAGCAGTTGACCCCGAGAAAATCGGCGTCTACGTGGCCAATCAGTAAACCAATCGGGCGGGGCTTAATTGTCCCGCCCAAACCTTGAGGGGCATGGCATGTCAAAGACAAAGCGCGAAATCATTCAGGCAGCCTTCAATGAGTTGGGCATGGGAGGGTCTGGCATGGATATGTCAGCCGAGGATTTTGCAGATGTGCAGGTCCGGCTTGATGGCTTGATGGCGCAGTGGCATTCCCAAGGAATTGAACTCGGCTTTCCGATTGGCATTGCTACGGAGCCGGACACGGATACAAACCTGCCCCCAGACGCTGAGATCGCTGTTATCTGCAATCTCGCGCTGCAAATCGCCCCATCGTATGGCAAGGCGGCATCGCCACAGACATTGATCAATGCACGGCAGGGCTTTCGGGTTTTGCTGAACAAGACAACCGAGATCCCCAAAAAGCGGATTAACACTTCCGCAATTCCGGCTGGCGCTGGATACTATGGCGGTCCTTTCACCCCTTCAACGCTGGCCGAGGAATAGCATGGACATTCAAACCAACAAACTGACCGTATACGGCAGCGGAGATCTGACGACTGCCGATCTGTTGCGGGTATGGTCGCAAACCTTCGGGACCGACGTTGCAGTAAGCCTGGATAGCCTGCGGGCTTGGCTCGATGCAAACCTGACCGCCAACGGCAAGACCACGCAATATGCCTCGCCCAATGCAACCGGCTTTTCTGTGACTATCACATCGGCGAACACGTGGCTAATCCTGACCCCGATTGCGGGCTATGCGGCTGGCACTATCGTCTTGCCGACTGGCGTTGATGGTCGGGAAGTGACGGTTAACAGCACGGCATCGGTAGCGGCACTGACAATCAGCGGCGGCACGTCGAACGGCGCGCCGACCTCGCTTGCGGCAAACGATTTCTTTACCCTGAGATATGACGGCATCATGCAAATCTGGTATCGGGTGGCCTAATGCAGATCCCGATTGTCTCTGGCATCTATACCGACTCGGCAGGTGACTTTCGGGTGTCATATCCGCGCAATCTGGTGCCAGTTCCGAAAGATCAAGGCATTTCGCAGGGGTATCTGCGGCCCGCGGATGGCATTGTTTTTCAGGGCGCTTCCCCCGGCATTGGTCGCGGCGGGGTTAATTGGGGTGGCGTCCTATATCGCGTCTTTGGCGACAAGCTGTGCAGCGTGTCCAGCGAAGGTGCAGTTGCGGAAATCGGCTATGTGGCAAACGATGGCAAGCCGGTGACAATGACGTATTCGTTCACGCACCTTGCCATTGTATCCTCTGAGCGGTTGTTCCTTTACGATGGGTCAACATTGACAGAAGTTAACGACCCTGATCTGGGCAACCCGCTAACCGTTGTCTGGATCCAAGGCTATTTCATGGTGACGGATGGGGAGTTTCTGATTGTCAACGATTTGACAGACCCATTTTCAATTCAAACCACAAAATACGGGGCATCTGAAGCCGACCCCGACCCGGTTGTGTCCCTCTTGCGGCTGCGCAACGAGGTTTATGCGCTGAACCGATACACGACAGAGGTGTTTTCAAATACAGGCGGGGCCAATTTCCCATTTGCTGCCGTTCTTGGCGCTGAAATCCAAAAGGGCTGCATTGGCACTCATGCCTGCACGGTGTTCATGGATGCGATTGCATTTCTTGGGTCTGGACGGAATGAACCCCCGGCAATTTGGGTCGGCAGCAACGGCGGGGCGGTGAAGGTATCGACGCAAGAGATTGACCTGATCTTGCAGAATTACACCGAGGTCCAACTAGCCGACGCTGTGCTAGAGGTTCGCTCGGATAAGAACCATGAGCACCTTTTTGTCCACCTGCCAGATCAAACGCTTGTGTTCGACGGCAAGGCCTCGGCCACGATGGGGCGCCCCATTTGGTTTAGCCTTGGGTCAAGCCTTGTGGGCAATTCAATGTGGCTCTGCCGTTATATGGTTTGGGCATACGACAAGTGGTGCGTTACGCACCCGACGCTTTCCCAAGTCGGCTATATGACCCGCGATGCGTCAAGCCATTGGGGCGAATCGATCGGGTGGGAGTTTCAAACGCCGATCATTTACAATCAAGCCGCTGGCGGGCAGATCCATAGTTTGGAATTGATCGCGCTTGGCGGCAGGGCTGCGGACGGCGTGAACCCGACTGTCTGGACAAGCTACAGCCTTGATGGTGTGACATGGGGGCGGGAATTGCCGATGTCGTCCGGCCTTCGCGGCGATAGGTCCAAGCGCATGATCTGGCATCGGCAGGGCGCGTTCAGGCGGTTCCGCATTCAGAAATTCAGAGGCACAAGCGCTTCGCAAATGTCTATCAGTGCCATTGATGCCGCTATGGAGCCGCTGGCATGGTAACGAAGGTTCCAGCGCCGCCACGGCAGCAAATCCACCAGATGGCGGGCGGTGACGAGCGCTTGACCCGCGCTGTGGAGGCGCTGTTCGCTCTTGCTGGCGATGGTTCCGTGGACGCCATAAACGCGCTGCTGCGGCGCATGACCGAGCGGGAAAGCATCGGCAGGCCTTCGACCTATGACCTTGAGCAGCGCTTTGCAGACGCCACGCGGGCGCTTAGGAATGGGCGGCTGGTGTTTGTGTCTGACGTTCACGACTTTCCCGCCCCCGTTGCTGGCGTGATTACATTGCCGGACGACACGGCATATTTTGTGATCGAGAATGTTGACTTGCTCGGCGCTAGGCTTGTTTGCGGCACAAACACGTCGATCTTTGGCACCGGGACGGAAACCAGCAGCCTATCGTCAACCGGTCTGGCTGCGGCGCTGATCACAAGCGCCTATAGCCTCACGTTTTCGAATATTACCCTGACCTCCGACCTTGTCTTCGATCTGGACGCAGCAGCCGATCAAGCGATTGACTGGTCAAATGTCAACATGACGAATTGCGCCGCCGTTGGACGGATCGCAAATTATTCGAACATGATTTTCGTGGTGCTTGGTCTTATCAATAGCGCGGGGCTTGTTTTCGACGGAACTATCGGAACGGTCGGCTTTTCTGACACGCTGTTTTCTGGGCTTGCAGGCGAGACAACGATTACGATTGCCGCGACGGCTGTTATCACACGGCGCTTCAGGGTCCGTTTCTCGGCAATTTTCACCCCCACAGGCGGAACGGGGATCTACGTTGACCCATTGGCGTCAATCTCGAGCGAAAACTATGTCATTTCAACATGCAGCTTCAGCGGGCCGGGAACGCCTATTGCGGGGGTGCAGCACTACGACAACAAGGCGCGGTTTACCGAAAACACGGGGATTGAAAACACAACGTCCCTAGGCAACCTTTGGGCTGTCGGGAATGTCACACCTACGCCCGTCACGATCAACGTGCCTACCAAGGCGCTTGGCACGACTACCGCAAGCCCGATCACTGAGCGGTTCACGGCGACCGACAACCGGCTGACCTATACGGGGGCAATTGATCGGCGGTTCAGGATTGACGCATGGGCAACGCTATCAGCAGGGTCTTTGGATTCTATGCGCATTCTGGTTGCCAAGAATGGGTCGGCTATTTTGGGTCCGATTGGTGCGACTACAGCCGGGACGGGCGGGCGGGCATCAGACGTCAGCACCAGTGTCGTTTTGACGCTTTCGACAAGCGATTACGTTGAAATCTTTGTGTCAAACGAAAGTTCCGGAACGAGCATCGTCGCGGAAAACTTAAACCTTGTCGTGGGAATTCTCTAATGGCTTTCGTCCAGATCATCGCCCCATCATTCATCCCTGACACCCTGACTGAAGCATATCTTGTCGAGACAAGCATGGTTGTTTGCGCGGCATCGGTGACAAACGTCACAGCGGCAAGCATCACGATCAGCGTCTATGTTGCCGCAAATCTGGACGTTCCGGCCGCAAAAAACATGGTGGTTTCGGAGCGGCGCGTTTTGCCGAATGAAACCGTGGTGCTGTCGGCGCTGAAGGATCAACTCTTGGTGCCGGGCAAAACCATTCACACCGTCGCAAGCACCGCAAGTTCGGCTGTGATGTTTATGACGGGGCTTGAAGTTTAGTGCGCTTTGCGGCATTATTGCGGTGTCGAGGGCTAGAGCATCCGACAGCACCCAAAGAGAGGATCTGCTGTTGACCCCCGAAGAAATCCTGACAATCTCATTTACCGATCGGCTGGAACTCCCAGAGGATGCAGTCGCGTATTTGATTGACCTGTGGAACCTCATTCAGGTGCTTGACGATGCAGCGGATGGGGATAGCAGCGACCGCAGCGCAGTTGACCGGGCAATCTGGACCGCGCTTGCTGGAATGCCGATGAACGCCTTTTACGAGCGCCACAGGGCTTGGCTTGTTCCGGCAATGGCGCAAGCGACCTTGAAATGGATGGCCAGCGATGCGGCGGAACGCGCGGGACAGGCTGATGCTCGGTCGTATATGTGGCGCGCGGGCTATTATGATGTCGTCTGTCTGGTAGTCGGTCTGGTGCATGGGCCATCTTCCCAGCGGTCTTGGGACGCCTTGGCGCTTTATGGCGAAAGCCTTGCCGAATATATGAAGGAATTTGACCATGCCTAATCCGGCTCTATTGGTTGCGGGGGTAAGCGCGGGAACTGGCCTTGTTGGTGCCGGGATGAAAGCGAGCGCTGCGAATAAAGCCGCTGATGCACAATCTGCGGCGGCCATGATGGGGGTTGAAGAGCAGCGGCGTCAGTTTGATGCTGCCCAGAAGCTTTTGGCCCCGTTTGTCAGCACCGGGACGGACGCGACAAAGCAGATGGCAGCACTTGCCGGGGTGAGTGGGCCGCAAGCGCAAGCATCCGCATTGCAGGGGATCCAGAATAGCCCGCAGCTTTCGACTGCTACGCGGCTTGGCGAGGAAGCAATCCTTGCAAACGCATCCGCAACGGGTGGCCTTCGGGGTGGGAATACGCAAGCGGCGCTGGCACAGTTTGCCCCGCAGATGTTTTCCAATGCCATTGACCAGCGATATGCGCAGCTTGGCGGCCTTGCTGGCGCGGGACAGGCTAGTGCGGCAATGCAGGCGCAGGCTGGGCAATCGATGGGAAACAACGTCACCAGCCTTCTAGCGCAGCAAGGCGCAGCGCGGGCGGGCGGGGCACTGGCATCCGGT